CTTGAGACTTCGCTTCACCTAAATCTGGTGTCGCTATAGGAGCTGTTACAGCTGGAGCTACAGGAGCGGGTGCTGCTACAGTTGGTGCTACAGTTGGTGCTGGAGCTGGAGCTGGTGTAGTAATAGGTGTTCTTTTTGGTGTTGTGTCTACATTTCCTCTATCTTCAAAAGTCATGAACTTTTCTTTAGCTTCGTCTGCTTCACCTTTGTCTAAGTAAGTATAAGGTTTAGCTGAATCAGGTACTCTGCTCCAACCTTCAGTAGTGCTACCACCTTTACCGGTAGTAGGATCAAACCAATGGAATGTCATTGAATCTATATATTCACCGCCTAATGCTCTACTACCTAGATCACTATAAGCAAAAGGATCATACTCTGGTTGTGGTGTAGGCACTGGCATTGGCATAACTGGTGCTGGTCTACCAATCACTGTTTCGTCTTCAGGTACTGTTTGTTTAGGTTGTTCTATCGGCACTCTAGGTGGTGCAGGTTGAGCCATTTCAGGAGGAGGCGTGGGACTAGGCATAGGCATTATCGGTCTTTCATATGGCCTTCTAAAATTATCCCCTATTGCATCTGTTCTTCTGTCAGTAGGCATGAAAGCTTGTTCTGGTTGAACAGGAGCTTGATAGCCTTCAGGTGTAAAATATGCTGGACCACCTACAACTAGACTAGGTCTAGGTTGCATAGGCTGTGGAGGTGCTGGCATAGGCTTTATACGCTCTACCTCACCAAACTGTTGGTTTTGAAACCCTGGTGCTACAGGAGGAATTGTTGACATTAATAGATTCCGCTAAACTTAGTTCCTCTTAAAGCAGCTCCACCGCCACGAGACTTTCCAGCCCCAAATGGTTTAGGTGCGCTTCCATTAGCGACTTCTTCTGGTCCTGAGTAATTAACAGTACCTTGGTCTTTGATAGTAACGCTTGATTTAACGCCTTTTACTTTTTCCATTTTTATTACCTCTTTTATTTTTTGACCTTCTTGCCTCTTCAAGGGCTATAGCAATGGCAGTCTTTTGTTTCTTTCCACTGCGAGTCAATTCACTTATGTTAGCAGATATTGTCTTCTTGCTACTACCTTTTTTTAAGGGCATTACTTTTTCTTTTTAGTAACCTTTACCTTTGGTTTGGTTACCTTGGCCTTAGTCTTAGAGACGGCTTTAGGCTTTTTGGCTGCAGTTTTCTTTTTGGGTTTGCTTTCTTTAACGACTTTCGCGAGTATTTCGTTAGCTTCTTTGTCGGCTTCTTTCGCGATTTTGTCGATGTCGATATTTGCATTCTCATTGACGATCGGTTGATTGGCATTGATCCTTTGCTCCTCTTCTAACTTTAATTGTTTCTTTTGCATTTCTGCTTGTTCTTTTCTTAATGAACTCATCTGTTACCTCTCATAATATCCATTGCTTTAAATTGTGCAGCCTGGTCTATTCTTTCTTTCGCTATATCGTCTTTCATAAGAGCAATATCCTTTTGAATACCCAAACGCTGCTCTGCCAAATCATTGTTTTCCATAGCCCTCATAGCATCAAACTGTTGTTTCTGAGCAAACTCTTCACGCTTGCGCTGTACATCATCAGCTTTGATATCTAGTTCTTTACCTCTAAGTTCAACCAAAGGATCTGGTTGCGGTGGAGGTGGCATNAACATAGCATTGATTTGTTCTGTTAATCCTGANACAACAGCAGCNATATCTTTNGCTACATTCTCTTGTANCTTCTGTTGATATNCCATACCAANTTCTGGTGGTAGTTGTTGTATCTGTTGAACCATAGATTGGAACTCAGGATTTTGTGCGTTTTGCTCATCTACAATNTCAGCAGCTCTAAATGAAATATGCTGATAGATATGGGCTTGTATCATAGACAACACAACCGGGTTGGATTGTGCNGTGATTGTTCCATACAAAGACATGTGACTGTTGATGTGTGCATCATGATCTTGTCCAGCAAAAGCTTGTGCTGGCATACCAGCGATTAAACTTGCGTTTTCATTAGCTGGATCNATAGGTTGTGGTTGAGGTGGTGGAGGTAATAACTGTTCAATGTTCTGTACACCCATAGAAGAATACATTCTTCTGTAAGCTTCATATATTCCAGTGGGACCATGAATCTCTGGATTACTTTGTACAGTTCTCAATAGCTCTTGAGCCATCATGACTCTTTGACTCATAGAGAAAGTATTAGGATCTGATACAGGTAATACGTCTACTCTGTTATCAAAGTCCATAGCTTTAATCATCTGATTGCCATTAGCCGTAGAATAGGGGTAAGACGGTGGTAATGATTCTGAAAACACTTTAGCTANGATTTCAAACTCAATCCTTTGGCTTGCGTGTAGTCTTTTATGTATCGCACTCATCACACGAGTACCACGTTCCAATAAAGCTATCGTTGTACCTACTGGTGCATTTTGATTGCNATCNCCAACTTGCGTATCAGCGATAGATGCGAAACGCCTACCGCTATCAACCAATATCCCTAGGAGAGAGAGTAGGGTTTGACTTGGCTCCTTAAAAGGCAGCGGAACAAAAGCGTCTCGCAAACTACCACCGGGAGCATCCATATCTCTGAACTCTCCAGGTTGCAAAGGCTGATCATCATTGCGGATACGAATACCACGCGCTTTAAATCCAGCCGGTAAGTTAGAAAGAGTTCCAGCGTCAATAAGCTGACGCAAAATAGATGTGGAAGCTTTAGATAAGCCACCAATCATGTGAGTCAAACCAAAGCCATAGAATCCTAGACCTGGTAAAAATTTGTAATGTACGAAGTAATTAATCCTTTGTTTCAAAGGATCTTCTTCTCTGTAGTTTCTTCTAACAGATAAAACTTTATTGTTAGCTATAGTTACGATGTATGGAAGTTTGATTCCTGTTTCTTCGCCTTCTGCATTGAGGTCTTCAAACCCTGGTATATCTAGTTCTGTATGGATCTCATAGACCTTACAGGTATCATCATCGTTGTAACTTGGGCTAACGCCTTGTAAATCATCTATCTCTTCTTGAATACCATCAGTATCCGATGCCAACATATTGCCAGAATCTACATCCACATCACTATAGAAACCTATCTGTTGTAGTTTCTTAATGTCGTTTATAGACATATTGATTACGTGAGTAATTCTAGTAGCACTGTGTAGATCTGTAGCAGCGTAAGGTACGATTAAGTCTTCACTTGGAATAAACTTAGATACTGCTCTGCCTAGATTCTGATCGTAGTAAACCTTTCTAAAGGCTGAACCAGACAAAGGTAGGTAGAACAACATCTGATCCGTTTCAGGATCATACTCTTTCATGATCTGCATNAACTGATAGTTCATGAACTCTTGTACACGAGAAGCTTGCGCTTCACTGTCAGGAGTAGTCATACCCAATACTTGTGTCTTAACTGGTCCTTGAGATGGTAGTAATTCGTTATAGGCTTGCGCTTGGAACTGAGTTACGGATTCTGCCAATAACGGATGCATCACCCCGGATGCGCCTTCAAATGGTTGAGATCTCTCTTCGTACTTCATACCAAGATACTCAAGGCCATCCTTGTAAGTCTTCTCCCAATCGCTACGAGAATCCTTATCAGCGTCAATGTTACCCATCAAATCATTCTTTAAAGAATTCAAGTCAGAGTCATCCATCAAGTCTGCTAAGTTAGCAGAGAATTCTGTGTCATCCACAGGCTCTGGCATGTTGCCAAAAGCAATCGTACCGTCTTCTAGTTCTTCAAATGATTCTAGTTCTGGATCTTCTTCAGTCACATCGACTTCGATATCCATCCCTTTGGTTCGGTTCCTAACCTGAAGTTCTTCTTGTTCTTCAGGATCAATTGCCTTGTCTATATCTGCCATTATCTATTACCTTTTAAAAAAGCTCTCCCCTGACCTTTTGTTGCTAGACCGCCATTCTTTTTCTTAACAGGCTTAATAACTTTTAAAGTTGAACCNCCATGTGCTTCATCAAGAGCTTTCTGTATTTCAGGTACATCAGACTTATAAGCTTGCTTGCCCTTGCGGTATCTCTCCTTGTCTTTATCAGAAGGCTTAAGTTCTTTAATTTCTTTAACAAGTTTCTTGATTAAAGACTTAGCTATTTTTTTAGCCATGATTACTTTTTAGAGTTCATGTAGGCTTTACCTAGCCCTTTAGTAGCCATTCCGCCNGCTTTGAATTTCTTAGGTGCAGATGAATTAGCCATACCGCCAGAAGCTTTCTTCTTAGGTCTTCTAATGAAATCGATAGCACCTTTATCGCCACCGAACTTCTTGTCCTTACCTAAAAGAATCTTTTTAGCTTTTTGTCCTAATCTATTCAATGGACCTCTAGCTTTACCTTTTCTGTTGGCGTACTGTCTTAGTTCATTAGCATCGTAACCTTTTTTCTTAAGATCATCTTTGGTTACCGCTGTGTATTGCTTTCCTTCCCAAGTAAACTTAGTTCCTTCACCTTTCTTACGAGCTTCTTTGAAAGCTTCTCCGAAAGTTACTTTGGCTGCAGGTTTCTTTCTTTTGGCTAATCCTGTACCTACAAAACCAGCTGCTGTTGCAGCACCAAGCGCAAGAGCACCTTTTTCTCTTTTGTTGAGACCTGATGTTTTTTCTTTAGCTGGTACTGGAGCTGTTCCTTTGGCTTTTGTTGCTCTTGCACTTTTTCTTTGAGTTGTTACCCCTGTGGCTTTATTGGTAGAACCTTTTGGTCTTCCACGTCTTGCAGGTGTTGCTTTCGCTTTAGATGCTTTTTGAGCCCCTACCGTTCCTTTCTCTGGAGCACCGCTGATTGCTCTGCTTTGTGGTGCGTTAGGATTGGGCTTAAATTTCTTAATAGTTTTTTTAACTGCTTCCTTGATTATCTTTTTTGCCATGTTATTACCTCTAATAATATATTCGCTCTCTGGGTACAGGCTCATCGTCCTCTTCGTCTGACGCTAGTTTAACGAAGTTACCCTGACGAAATCTCAGTATAGCCTGTGTTGTCGAATCCACAAAGTCATCGTGTTCACCAAATGGAAAGGCTGCACATTCTTCGATAACTTCTTCTGCGAAGATTGCATCCGGAGCCCAAACCATTCCTGCTTCAAACACTGGAGAAGCAGAGTGAACCCTAGTAACTTTGTCCTTCCCTTTGGTTGGTCTGTAATTCACAACCGGGATNCCCATCATTCNCAACTCNTGCGTCAANGGTGTACCACTCGCTTGCGATTCTACCAACACAATATCTGGTTGCCAATAAATATATTCATCGTAGGCTGTGGTCTTCAAATCAGGAAAATCCCACCGCCCTCTCTTAGCATCTAACAATATAATCGACTCAGGCGCACCGTCACTCGGCCTGAACACACCCCATGTAGTAATCGCACTATAGTCAGCTGTCTCCTTCGCACTAAACGCAGTATCGTAGGACTGCAATATATACGAACATCCGGGTGGATCTTCTTGTTCCCAGATCTGCCACCAGTCCCTTTTAATCAAAGCCCCTTCCTCTGAGGTGGGATTCTGCATGTACTGAGCATTCCACTTCGATATCGGAATCGAAGCCTTCACAGACTCTAGCTCCTCAATCTTCCAGAAGCCCGGCCACAGCGGAGTGTTGTCCTCCAATATAGCAGGAAGCTCCAGGATCTCCCATTGATCCGCGTGGTCTTCACTCATCCGCTTAATCAGCTTCTCAGTCAGATCCAACGTACTCCACCTCGTCATCACTATCACAATAATACCGCCCGGCTGTAAACGCTGGCGCGGTCCGGAGGTATACCATTCATAAGCCGACTCAAGGGCAGAGGGCGAAAGCGCATCTTGTTCCGAATGTGGATCGTCAATAATCAACAAATCCGCACCCCTACCCGTGATAGCTCCCCCGACTCCTGCTGCAAAGTACTCCCCCCCTTTATTCGTCTCCCATCGTCCAGCCGACTTACTGTCAGCGGACAGGCTCACCTTATCGAAGATCTGCTTGTATTCATCTGTGTCCATGAGGTTACGTACCTTACGGCCAAACCTAGCCGACAGTTCGGCGGTGTGGGTGGTCTGCATGATCTTCATATCAGGATTCAGTCCCATGATCCATGACGGAAAGAACACAGAAGCAAACTCGGACTTGGTATGACGAGGGGGCATGTTAACGATGAGACGCTTACACTTGCCCTGGGCTACGCGCTCTAGCTTCTCAGCGAAAAGCTTATGGTGTTCGCCTTCGATGAAGCCGTCCCATACGTGCTTCACATACTCAATGAAGTCTGTCTGTGATTTTTCTTTAACGCCCAGTTGTTTGATTCGATTCTGAATCATCACAATCTCTTTTAGAGCATCGTCCGAAACGTGTTTTAGATCTGTGT